CGGGGTGCCCCTCAAGCCGATGCTGTATTTCATCGGCAAGTACGAAGTCACCGCTCGCCAGTACGCCCAGGTGATGGCCCAGGCCCAGTCCCTGGCCAGTGGTGAGCCGGCGCCAGCGTGCGGGGTCTTGATCCAGGCCGGGACAGTCTGCGCAACAGACAAGGTTGTTTTTATCGAAGCTTGGCACGGCGTAGACTTACCTACTGTATTTATTCCTCGCGTAGCTGCTAACGCAATTGCCAATTCTCAAAAGCCGCTTAAAACTTTTGGATTTTCTGAAAATTCAGCAACGTTCTTTTTTGAAGACGACAGCTTTATTAAAACTCAGCTTTTTGAAAATACGTTTCCCGACTACTCCAACATTTTTAACGTAGAACCTAACCCGTGGCCTTTGCCGGCAGGGTTTTACGAAGGGTTAGAAGCAATTACACCATTTGCTAAAAACATAGTTTATTTTAGAAATGGTAAGATGCTTTCAAGCCGGGTGGAACTTGACGCCACAAGTTACGACATTGAAGGTTTGCCGAAAGAAACTTCGTTCAATATCGAAAAATTGCAAATAATCAGACCTTACGCGCACAGTGTTCATTTTAATGCAACATACGCAGCTAGTTTTTTCTTTTCTCAAGACGGTCTGATAAGAGGCGCTATTGCTAAAATAGCATATAATGAAAAAGAAACGCCAAAGCCTAAAAACGGGTTTAATGATATGGATGACGATATTCCTTTTTAATTCATGACAAAACCAAAGTTCTTCGTAGATAGCGCAGGTTTTGCTAGTTCTAAAAAGCTACGACCTAACGTAGACAAATCACCACCAAAGCGCGAGTTTATCCCGCTAGCGTATGCTAGTGATATTGAATTAGCATCGTATGGCGGTCTTGGTTATACGATGCTTTTCGACGTTGAAAGCTATGTAAATTATTTTCTAATTGGCTTTCAGTGCGTCGAAACCGGCAAGTATGTAGTATTTGAAGATTCCCCCGATTCGCAAATTGACCTAGCGAAGCTGCAATGGGTCTTGAGTAATTTTAGACTTATTGGATTTTTTAGCTCGCGCTATGACGTTCCGATGTGTTTATTCGCGTTGCGCGGATATAACGCGGAAATGCTCAAATACTATACAAATCGTTTAATTCGTCAAGACTTAGACGGAAAACCTGAGCGTGTGGATTGGAAAAAAGAATTCTCGTTAGATGACCCCGAATGGGATCATATTGATTTATTTGACCTTTGTCCTTTGCAGGGAAGTCTTAAAAAGTATGGCGCACGCCTGCACTCTAAAAGGCTGCAAGAATTGCCGTTTGAGCCGTCTAGAACGCTCACCAAGGGCGAAGCCGAGCTAGTGCGGGACTACTGCTTAAGCTCTGATATTCCAGCGACCGGATTGATTTTTAGCCAGCTTCAGGAACAGATAAAACTTCGTTACGCTCTATCAGACAAATACAACGTCGATTTGCGTAGTAAGTCCGATGCGCAAATTTCCGAAGCAGTAATGAAATCCGAAGTCTATAAGAAGACCGGAAAGCATTTAAAGCGCGACATTATCGGGGCTGGTACTACGTTTAAATATATCCCGCCCGGATTTCTGCGCTTTCAATCTGTGGGCATGCAGAAAGTATTTCGCACAATTCAAGAAATGGAATTTGAAATAGGTGAAGACCTAAAAATGTCAATGCCAGATTCCATGCAAAATCTGGAAATGACTATAGGTAAAACTGCATATAAGTTTGGCAAAGGCGGTTTGCATTCAAAAGAAAAATGCGCGTCATACCGCGCAGAAAATGGAATGTTGATAATAGACTCCGATGTTGAATCTTATTATCCGCGTCTGATATTGAATTCTAAAATGTATCCCGAAGCTATCGGGCCTATATTCTTAGAAATTTTTGATGAACTAGTTAATCGTCGATTGACTGCAAAGCGAGTTGCCGCTAATGCAGAAAAAGAGCTAAAGGAGCTTTTTGACAAACTCGGCGCTAAATATCAACACTTAAATCTAGAGTTTGAAGTAAACCAGTCGGCCGCCGATGGTTTAAAAATTACCATCAACGGCACGTTTGGCAAGCTCGGTTCGCGCTGGTCTATTATGTACGCACCCAATTTGCTTATTCAGGTAACGATTACCGGGCAATTGGCCCTAGCTATGTTAATCGAGCGTCTAGAACTTGCGGGTATACAAGTTATCAGCGCTAACACTGACGGTATAGTCGCCTATTGTCACGAATCGCAATATCAAAAACTTGTAGAAATTCGCGATCAATGGTCAAAAGACGCCAGTCTTAAAATGGAAGAAACGCGATATAAGGCGCTATATAGTCGTGATGTAAATAACTACATCGCTATTAAAATGGAAGACAAGGTTAAACTTAAAGGCGCCTATTCTAATCCGTGGAATGAGAAAAAACTTGCTATATTCCGCTTTCACAAAAACCCAGTTAACACAATTTGTATTGAGGCTGTGGAAGCTTTGCTAGTTAAAGGTACGCCGGTAGAGCAGACAATTAAAGAATGCCGCGAGCTGCCTAAATTTGTAACTGTGCGAGACGTTAAGGGTGGTGCCCACAGAAACGGCAAGTTTCTAGGTAAAACGGTTCGATACGTTTACGCAGCGGGCGAAACGTCAGAAATTAACTACGTGCTTTCGGGTAACAAGGTTCCAGATTCGGAAGGTTCGTTCCCATTGATGGATTTACCTGACGAATTCCCGGGCTATCTCGATTATGGAAAGTACATAGAAAAAGCCAATACCATATTACATGATATTGGCTATTATCGGAAACCAGAACCTGTTAGTTTGTTTTAAGCGTAAGCTTTATCTAACCTCGCTTGAAATGTTGTTCCATTGTCAAAAGTAGTTAATATCAGCATATCCTTTGCGCCGTTTGTTGTAGAAACTACAGGCGCAGCACCAACCCATTTAAAAGAGCTAGGCCATGCGACAGTCCTAGCCGGAGAACCTTGCGTAATCAAAATATAGCAAGTCCAACCCTTGCCGGCACCTGGCATATTTGCAAATGAAATAGCCGTTACATTTGCGGCCAATGCGAGTGTAAAGAAATCACTAAGATCGTGATTTACAGGAACTGTCCCTGCTGTGTTGACTAACGGCGCAACAGTATTACGAAGATTTTTTGCAAGTTTTGCAATAGCTTCTGACGAAGCTTTTTTACTGGTTCCGCCTTGAACAACAGGCAGCAATTCGGAACCTGTTAAAACAGCAGCCTCGTCCAATTGGGTTACTTTTTTAGCCATTTAAAACACCTTTAGATAATTTCGGCAAGAACTGTGAATGAAATAGCCGGAAGGCCGGTTATCTGCATGAACGTATCGTAACCCACTGTCGCGGCAGGGACCAAAACAGCTTCCGCCGAGTAGTCCGCGTGGGCTTCCACCAATGCAACTAGAGCGGCTACAACTTCTTCGTTTCTATCGCCTAAAACAGCAGTGTATGTAAATTCTACAGAATTTAAACTTAGCTTGTATTCGCTACCAACAACGATAGGCCCTGCAAATCTTAACCAAGTTACTTGTGAACGAGCTACGGTAACTTGATCTAAAAAGCCAGAGCCCAACGTGCAAACAAAATCTACAGTAGCATCGTGGTAATAGCGTGCGTTTGCCGGATTTGTGGAACCCATTGTTCCACTTACGGAAGAACCGAAAAATTCAATTTCCCCAAGTTTTGTATCCGATGGCATGCCCGGGTTAAATCTGAAATTTACAGGTACCCCAACCGGGAAAGCAATAGCCCATTGGTACGAATCGCCAAAAGAATCAAAATCGTCGCACCAATCCGAAGGAAACGGCCCGGTTGTTCTTTGTTGACAATACAAATCAATACCGTTATCAAAAGCAAGTTCGTTTAATGATATGTCAGAATCGCCAGCGCCCACCCCACCATTAGAAGCTGTGCCCAAATCAACATCTGGCGGCAATAAAGGGTTTGCCGCTACGCCAGTCACTCTAGACGCTATGGCCCAAATCGACGGGGCGCCTACGGTCAGCCCTCTGCGCTGAATAAGCACAGAAAACGTGCAGTCCCAATCTGGCGACCACCCAGGGGGGTAGCTAGACCAATAGAAAAACGCAACTTGTCGGTTTCCTGTTCTAACCGGGGCCGCCTCAACTCGGTTAAACCAAATAGGGGCCGAAGGTACGAAAATATCGACCACGATAGCGTTCGAATCTTCAAATATTAACAATTCTTCTGATTCTGTGACTAAAGCGGTATCGTTAATAAAAGAAATTGGAATTTCATATTTTTGATAACTTGTTATAGAATCTCTAAAGGATTCCAATTCAATTAAAGCCGGCCCTACGTAATCAGTGGCTAAAACAGCAGTATTTCCATTAACGTTTAATTGACTGGTAATTATACTATTGTCAATAACATTACGAAGTCTCGCATTATACAAAGTACCAATTTCAGGACCGATACTAGAGTCGGAAAAACCTATTAAACTAGAACCTGTTTGTAACTTTCTATCTCTATGCGCCCAAACTAAACCAACCACGTCGTTTGTATTTTCTGGAAAATAGGCCCCGTTTATTTGTAAATTTCCAGGTGGATACGGTTTAGCAAGCCTGCCCACAATTTCAATAGTATCTGTCGGCGCGTCTAAAAGTTTCAACTCTCCCAAACCTGCGGTTATCGGAGTAACTTTTAAATCCACAGATTCACCTTCTAAATATTCCGTAGGGTCTACACCTGAAAATTCATCCCAAAAATAAAGAACGTCGCCGGTCGAATGCTTGGCGGGTACTGTGTCTAAGCAACCTCTTTTAACTGTTAACAGAGTTCCGACTAAAGAAACTTTACCCATGATTTCGTTATTTATTTGAAACCAAGTGCCGTCTAAAGCGTCCGCTATGGAATCTGTATTAGCTACATTAAATGACGTATTTAAAAACCCAATATCGGAAACTAGTGTTGCGGTAGGGCAAAAATTTAAAGTGTCTTTATAAGCAAACCCTCCGCCGCTATTCACATTAAGATTTGCGTTTACAGACGCTTGTGACGGCTTGCCCGCAGCTACGCCAACATAACCTAGTGACGGGTCTAGGGTGACAGCAGCGTCAACGGCCGCTTGCCCTTGCCTTTGGACAGCCTCTAGATAGGGCACCTCATACGGTAGGCGTAACGCAGCCGCTACAGGCGCCGTGCTGGGGTCTGTCCAGGCCGGTGCTTCCGGCGTGACTATGGACGTTTGCGGGAGGTTGTAAACGTCTTGAGTGCAAGTTAAGCGAATCCTATTTCTAACACCGTCGCCGTAAGCGATTGAAGTTACTCGCATCACAAGATTGTCGCATTTTAAATCCGGGTAATTTAGTTTAAATGGCGACCCAGGTTCTAAATCAGCGGCTATTCTATTAGTATATATAGTGCAAGATGCTGAAGGTGTAGATACTGTTTTTAAATCACGCTGGGCGATTCGAGCTGCTAAATCTTTTCTTGTAATTCCGCTGTAAACTTGAGTCGTGTTTATCGTAGCGCCTTGCATTTGGGAAAGGGCTATGTCTTGAACAGTGACTGAAGAATCATCCAATATAGACTTATCCCAAAACTTCACAGTTATTGAGTTAGTCAATTCGCCAAAAGTAGCGCGCGAAAAATCACTAATTCTTTCAATATTTGACGGATTTAAAGTAATCAAATCGTCAACTTCGAAATCATCTCGAATAAGAGATAACTTAAACTTGCCCGTTCTGCGATCAACAAACACTGAAGCGTCTATGTGCTTTACAATTTCTTTAATGAAATCTTCAACTGTCGTTTGACGATTCCATAGTAAAGACATTCCGAAATTTTCATCGAAAAGTCTATCAGCAGCATTTGCAAAAGAGTCTTCGTCAATATCAGATTCTTGATAACCTAATCCCCAGTCTGGATCGGTCAGGCATTCTCTTATTATGTGGGCGGGATTCATGTCGCCGGTTTCAGCGCCGACACCAATTAACGCACCGCCTTCAATATTGTAGTCTTCTTGTAATCCGGTTAAACTTTCAACCCAACTTCCATTATCAGCAGTTTTACTATGAAAAAGATAACCCGTTGTAAATGAACCGCCTGAATTATCGTTTCTGAGTAGCCAAAATCTACCATCGAAAAATTTAACGTAAGTTTGTTGCGTATCAAAAGAAAAATCGTCAGTTCTAGAACGCCAAATATCACCGTCAATTTTTACAGCAATTTGGCCTAAGTCACTAACAGCAACATATCTTTTATTTCCGTATGCAATACTTCTAAATTGCCCGGGGTATGTGCTATTATCAAAGCCTAATGTATCTTCTGTAAAGCTAGTACCATCCACAGTTGACCAGATAGAGCACCTACGATCCGAAGCGCTAACGATTTTCTGACTTGCTAGCTTTAATATACCGTTGGCCCAAACACCGTTATTAAACGAATCGCTGGGTTTTTCTCCAGCAGATTGCCAACTTGTGTAACCATCCGGGGTTTCTATATAACGCATTCTACTGAACGACGAGCTTTCGGCCATTAGTCGCTCGCCAGCAACATAAATTTTATAGCCACCGCTGCTAGAATGTTGCCAAGTTATACAATCTAACGATCTCGACACCCCGCCGTTGTTTTTAACTAACCAATAATAACCCTTCCAAAAAACAAGACTATCGGGAGTCAAACCGGACGGCGCCGCGCTTGTCAAATTAGCTATTTCGTTCCAATTCCTACCGTCTGTTGATTGCAATACTCTGTATTGCGTTAACGCATAGAACGATTTTTTATCTTCTGCAAGCAGAATACTAATTATTGGAAAATATAGCGTGGAACTTGTTGGGTAAGGCCAATTTTTACCATCAGGGCTAGCCTTCGCGCCTGTTTTTGTAGTAACAACTACGGAAACTCTAGTTCCGATATTTTCCGAATCTAACCTAATTGCCGCTTTTTCTGGATACCATTGGACAATGCCATTCTGCCTAACTTTTATTCTACTTGCTAAAAAAGATAGCGCCTTTAAATAAATTTGCGTACCAATATAGGCTTGCTTTGCAATTACAGCGCTAACGCCGCGATACGCCGGGACTAATTCGGGTGCAAGCTTTGAAGCTAAATAAGGGTTTACCGTTTGCGTCTGAGTTCCTAATTGAAGTTCGAATTCCCCAGAAATCCCGCCTTCTTTTTCTTCTCCGCCAAAAAGTTCTTCGGCATCAACATCAAAAGTTTCGTCTTCAATATCACCGGCCCAAGCTTGCTTTTTATCGGCGTACATTGCCAACAAACGATCAATAGGTCCTAGGCATAAAACTAAATGTAAGCCTAGGAAATACTTATACCCGATGGTTTGTTTTTTCTTACCGCCCATTGCGCGAAGCCTCTATAACTTGTTTAACCAAAGGGTTGTCCAAATGTTCTAAGTCCGAAACAGGAATTCCGTTTCTAATAAAATTAGACCAGTCTATTCCGTTTAATTTACAAAAGTCGCGCGCCTTACTAGCGCACATACCCGCCGCGCGAACGTCTTTAATAGTTACAATTTCAGTCATCTTTGAATCGGCGCGGATTTGAAATCACCATACCAAACGAGATTAGGCCCTTCAATCAGCCTAGTCCCGAATAATACCGGAATTTCGCGGCCCTCTTCGGCTGTGGGTGCGTCAAAGTCTTCAAACGCTTGGGGCTTTCTAGATTCCGGCTTTGGCATTCTAGAAACAGCGATAAGCAAAGAAACGATAAAAAGGACGACATATTGCCACATAATCAAACCTTAAACAAAAGAACTTCCATTGAAAGGGTTTCTAGTAGGTATAAATGCAAACGATCCGTTATTTGCCAAATTATTGAATCTTGAGTTGCACATTTGCCTAGTTCTGTCGCAGCCAGGATAGAGTTTAACGTTTTGAATTCCAACCGATACGGCTTCGCTTAGTGAGTCAATCGGTCTAACTAACGTTATTTGGTTGCCCACATGATTGACAATAAATCTAAAAGTCCCATCGGGGGATTTCAACATACCACCTATAAAAGTGCCGTCTGCAAATGATGCTGCCGCAGGACAAGTGACTACAGCACCGGCAACGGCCGTCGCCGTGGAACTTTCTTCAAAATCATTTTTGTCTAGATTACAACCGCGACCGTAAAGCGTATGCCTACAATTTCGTTGGAATCTATCGAGCAGCCCAGGACGCCTAAGCGAAGTGTAAAGCGACTCGAAAACTAATTTCATTTTGGCGCCTTCTGGTTTTACAGCAGCTAGGCGACCTTTCCAAATAACGTAAACGTCACCATTTTCAGAACTAAATATTGTTAATGAAACGTCATTATCTATAATACTTCCCAAATGTCTTTGCGACAGTTCATGATCTATATTTAAACTTAAATCAACATTTGCTTTGGCTAGTTCATTTTTATTTTCTACTTCAGTCCTACCTATTGCCGTAGGTATATAAATATCGCCGTTGTAAGTAATTGCCGTATCTGAGCTAGTTAGATACCATTCTGTAGAGCCTTCTACTATTTTGTAAAATTCGATAATCATATGGCAATTTCCAACACTCTTAAGTTACATTCCACCATCGAAGGCGAGCTATAAGTTAGCTCTGCACTATCCGTATCTAATCTATACAAACCTAAATAACAAACTCTAGATATTGCTAAAGCTGGCACATTTAAAGCGCTAGAAAGCGTGAGTTGCATAGTTGACGAATCTAGTGCCGTAGGGGCTGACAAAGTTCTAACGTACCAAACATCATTGGCCTGAATTGCTATATTGGTTCGCCCTATTGTATAAGGTATATAAGAATCTGTTGTGCATAACAAGGTTGATGTTACAACACCAGTGTTAAGAAGCCTTATATTATTTTCAAAACTAGGCATCCAAAAAGGTCTAAACTTCCCAACTCTACGATAAAAGAAATTTTTAAAAGTGGTCAATTCGGCGCGATTGAATGCAATAACTCTAAAGTTCTTACCTACTTTAGAAATTAACCACGGGGAACGCTGTTCGAATTTACCAAGTTCGAAATCTACAAGGTCTTGACGTTTTGCAATTGACTGATCGGGAAATTCACCGTTTGAAATAGGAGGCTCTAAATAAATATCGTTACCCAGATATTGGGCCGGCGCCGAAGGTGAAAACTCTTTGTTATCTTCTACTCGATATTTTATAGAAACTTTACCGATATATCCGTTTGTAGGTTTTGAAACATTGCCGTCTAGAATACCAATTCTGACAGGCATAAGCATTGAGTTTCTAAATTCTTTCGTCGGTGTTGTTAAATTTATACCACCGCCGGATAGCGTACTTATTTCCAATACTTGATAATTTCCACAACCATCGAAAAGCATAGCTAAAGAACTTGCCCTAAGATCGTAATTGGCCAAATCGGCCAAAATAAAATTAGAGCCTATAGAGATATTGCCCACAAATTGCGCGTCTGTCCAAACGGGGATGGCCCATTTACCGCGCAATGACCCCCATAGAGTGTTAAAGGCGTCAGAATCGTTATTTGATTTTACTTTTAACTGATATGCAAATTCTTGACGTGGTTTATTACGCAACTGAATACGCTGTTCGGTTCCGTCTTCATGCTCTATAACGTCTGTTAAAAAAGACAAAAATTCCACAGTGGGAACTTCTGCAACGTTAATCAATATAGATAGATCGCCGAATAACGACGTTGTGACTTTAGCCATTATTCACCGATTTAACAGCGTCTGCATTTCGTTGCATCATATTTACAAAAGTCGTTTCACCTTCTGGGGTCGCGAAATAGTCGCCGACTATAGAAGGGTCGAATAAGTTAATGATTTTTAGATTATTGCTAGCTGGCGATTGGTTAGCATTTGTGGGCATTTGCGCAGGTTCTTTACCTTTTCGCATAGCTTCTAAATTAGAAACTCCGATGCGATCCACGGCGGGCGCATCAAAAACAAATTCCCGACCGTGGACCGGGCCGACTGGGGTATTAACCCCGTAGTTGCCAGTATATCCACCATCTTTAAAACCGGAACTTTGAGAACGAATAGCCTGCACATTAGCCACACCAGCGGCGATAGCCGCGCCAGCAGCGGCAGCGCCTAAAACCGGACCTACATAGGGTATTGATGCCATTGCAGCATAAGCACCGTTAGCCGCAGTGTAAGTATCAATGATCGCTTTCGAAATTGCAGCAGCTTTGCCAATAGCCTGAAGTTTTTTGCTGTTAGACCTTTGGAGACCTTCCAATCCGGTAAAAAATGTTTTAGCTTGCGAAAATCTAGCGTTTTGTTCTTGCATCCAAATTTCAGATTCGGCGCGTGCTAAATCATTTGCGTTAATCAAACCGGCTTCGCGCAACATTTTAAGTTGTTCGTAATAGATTTGAAATTGCGCCAATTGCGCGTCTAAACCGACTTTTAAAGCGCTTGGGTCTATACCCATTTGCTGTAATACGGCGCTAGTATCCTTAGCCGAATCGCCTTGCGTATATCCGCCTTTTCCAGACTTACTAAGATTAGCAATCGCCTGAATTTGTGTTGCCTGCTGCTGTCTAGCGGTAACACCGTCAGTAATTAGTCGATTTTCCGCAGCGTGTAAGTTATTACGAATTCTAGCCGCTGAAATTTCTTCTAACGCTATTTCAATTTGCCTTTCTGAAAGCGGAAGTTTCTTTTCAATACCGGCGTTAATAATAGCTTGTAACTTAGCTTGATCTTCATAAGCAGTGCCTAAAAACCTAGTAAGCGCCAATTCGTCACCTACGGCTTTACTATATTCATAAGTAGCACTAGTTAACTTTTGTAAAGTGATGTTAGCGGCTGCTTTTTGCGCGTTAGCTTGTTGCTCTGTAATAAAACCGTCAGCTAACAATTCATTAGCTGCTTTTTCAGCAGCTATATATTCCTTTTGCGGACCTAAAGTTTCGTTGTAAATTCGATTACGCTCTGCGCTTATTGCATTCATAGAAACAATAAGTCTTATTTTTTCTTGAATTGCTGTATTTTCTTCTTCACTTAATTTAATACCGCGACCAATCAAAGATTCTTCAATTCGCGATTGCATTTCATATTCTGATTTAGAATCGCCCAATAGTTCAAGTAATGTCAATTCATTAGTTAATTGAGCATTAAGCTTTTCAATAGCTCTTGCTCTAGTTTCGGCTTCTTTAGCACCTGAGTCCTTTTTTAAACCAGCTTCTTTTAGCTTTTCTTCAGTAGTTTTTAGTTGATCGGCTGATCTATTTGCGACAATGGGTTTGTTTGTTTCTGCGTTTGCGCCTTTACCAGCACCTAACGCAGTAGCACCGGCGCCTAAAATCGAACCGCCAGCAAAACCAGCTATGGCGCCCACTGGGCCAGCGACAGCAGCACCGCCAGCACCGGCTAACAAGCCAGTTGAAAGCCACGGAGGCACCTTCATACTAAATAAAGCGTCTAACTTTTCAACAACCCAAGTTAAACCGTCAACTATTTTTGACAACCCAACGGCAGCGGCTTGCAAAGGGCCGCTATTACCAACCGTAGCTAGCATTTTTCCAAAAGCATTACCGAAACGATCAGTAGCTTTTTCTAACGGGGTCATTGCGTTTGTTGCAACGTCTTTTAATTCTTTATTTAAAGCAGCTAGGATAATTTTTTGCGCTTCAGCAGTTTTACCGGACTTCATCAAACTGTCTATAGTTTTGAAGTTTGCGGCGGTAAGAATACCTAATCGCTTGTCTAATTCAATCGCTCCTTTTAGCGGATCGCTTAAACTTTCTGCCAAAAATTCCGCCGCCTTTGGAGCGTCAACACCTAACGCGACGGCTAAATTAGCAACTTGCTTAGTTGCTTCTTGAAAAACTAGAACGCCAATATTTCTAATCTTGGCAAATTCGCCAATTATAGTTTCAGCAGCCGATTTAGAAACGCCGGGTAGCTCTGCAATTTCTTCTTTTAACTTTGAAATAAAAGAGTTGTCTACGCTATTTCTTCCAGTTGCTGAAAATTGAGCAGCTAATCTATTTACATCACGAAGTTTAGATTCTGCTAAAGCTACAGCACCAGCAAATACTGCAATAGCTGCGCCAATAGCCGTAACTGGCGTAATCAAAGCTGCCAGAGTACGCCCTAATGCAGCAGCAGCAGGACGAATCCCGCCGAACATATCTTTTAATTGGCCGCCCTGTTGCAGTAATACGGTTAATGGCGCCTGCCCACCTTGAAGCGAAACAACAATGTCAGTAATTTGAGCAGGAACGCCACGCATAGCGGCGTTGTATTGCTTAACCGACAATCCAGCACGATCAAAAGCAACCGCCTGTTTATTAGCGGCTTCAGCCGCTGCGTTTTGAGCAGCCGCCGCCCTGGCCGC